ACCCACCACTACACAGACACACACATTAAGGAGGTCTATTATGGCTTACATTTGCGCAACTTGTTTTTTCGACACAGGTTTATGGAATTCAATTAAGAAAGCCGTTCGTAACTATGGTTATGACCGTGCTGCTGGCGAGCTATCTCGGCAAGGTCATCCAGAAGCAGCTGCTTCTCTTCGTAATCAGATTAAAATTGGGGGGTGCTAACTAATGGCTAAGAATCCATATGAAATCCGTTACGATCTTTTGCAGATGGCGAAAGAGATGCTTGATCAGCAGTACAGTACTGCTTCTTCCATGTATTGGTCAGCATTTGAGAAGGCTGCTGAAAATAACGCAGACGTTTATAAGGAATACGAGAAATATGTTCCTAAAATGTTCAGTCCAGAGGAAGTGATTGCACAGGCTGAAAAGCTGCAGTCCTTTATAAATAAGAAAGATTAATTGTATGGGGTTTGTCGCCTAATAGACACGCGGGGGACTACGGTCAGTCCCTCACTCTTTAATAAGAAAAGGATAATTCAATGTCTAAGATTCTAATTACAGCCGCAGCTGTAGCTCTCATTTCAACCGCAGCTGTTGCAGAAGAAGCAGCTCCAAAAGCAAATCCTCTTGGCGGAATCGACTTCACGCTCGGTGCCGACTATTCCTATAACATGGACAGCGAGAACGCTCAGATCGAGCTTAGTGCTGGTGCCGAAGTTATGAACATTTTTGCTGGCGTTGCTCCAACTTATGACATTACAGGCAGTAATCTTGACAACATTGAGTTCTCTGCTGGGTATAATTTTGCTCTCACAGATAACGCAACGATTACACCATATGGTGAATATAATGTGGACAAGGACTTCTCTGAAGTATCAAAGGTTGTTGGCGTCAAAGCGGAGCTCAAGCTCTAATAGACTCCTACAATTTAATATAGAGTAGCGCGGAGGTGGTAATTTACCTCCGCGTTTCTTTTGGAGGCTAAAATGGCAAAAGTAAAAACGATGTTGGGTACAACCAACGCAAGAACAGCAGTAAAGAAAAAAACGACCGTTGGTCGCAAGCATTCTCAAATCGGCACAAGTACCATGAATAAGCGTAAGCGAGTTTCCTACAAAAAATATCGTGGTCAAGGGCGGTAATAAATAACCTCGAAAGGGAGGTGCATATGATTGTACTTAGTGAATATGTTAGCGAGCAGTCAAACCTAATGTCCGCTCGCGTTTGTAAAAATGATAATATTTTCGTCATTGAGTATGTGAAAGACGGAAACGTTTTCCAAACAGAGTCCTTTCCAGGCAAGTCTCTACGGTATGTAGAGGATGCTGCCGAGAACTGGGCTATAGGAATCAAGGTGCTCAATGGATAGATTGGGAACCGCCACGAACGGCGAATCGTGGGATCAATATATTATTAGAAAAATGAGAGAAGAAAGGAAAGCTCGTGCAATTTTTTACATTTCACGGAACAGATCCGGAAGTATGTCAGTGGGTAGTCAAGCACTTTGGAGATAATCCAGACTACGTTGATAATTTGACAGTAAAAAAATGGGTAGATGAATCCAAAAAAGTGCTTGACGAATTAAAGAAAATCAGTTAGTATATTAATAATGCCGCCGTAGCTCAGTTGGTAGAGCAACGCACTTGTAATGCGTAGGTCCAGGGTTCGAATCCTTGTTGCGGCACCATATATCAGGAGAACTCTTATGCTTTCATCGGATCAGTGGGCGCGCAGAGCTGTGCTGTTAGAAGAAATCAATAAGCTCAGAAATAGCGAAGAAGAGCATAAAGATTGTATTCTTGAATATATTGAGAGATCTATTGAAGAGCTAAACCAAAAATTGGATTAAAATATGGCAGTAATCAAACTTGACGTTGAAGAGTTTGTTACGGAGATACGACAATTAGTTAAGAATTCAGATACAACGTATATGGACGCATTAGTATACTACGCTGAAACTAATGATATTGAAATTGAAACTGTAGCAGATATTGTGAAAAAGATTCCTACGATAAAGGTAGGCTTGCTCGAAGAAGCAGAGGAAATGAACCTAGTTGAAAAGTCGGCTAAACTCCCAACATGAGTAATAGTGCTTATTCTACACGAGAAGCGTTTAATGCATATAGATGTTATATTGCATTAAAACAGCACTTTAACTCCAACTACGACTTTTTCAAATACAATGGTAAAGTTAATGTATCTCTTGAATCCTTTGAGATACGAAAAGATAAATTCATTTTTTACAAGTTGTCAAAACGAAAGGATTGGGAAGGATTGTTACTTGCCAATTTAATCGATGATGATGGAAAAAAATGGGTGGGTGAGCTCGTCTCCACAGAGGCAGAGAATATATATAATGAGTGGTTGAAGAGAAAGCAATCTCTTGGATATCATTTTAAAAATGAATTGTCTGAATTGAAGGAGGACTTTGATAGTAATTTCGTAGTAGAGGATGGGCAGCATCCATACCTTCTCGAACGTCACCTACAAGGTAAAATTTCAATTGAGTCAATGATCATCTTTGATGACTTGCTCAAACTAATTCCGTATTGGGACAAGAAAATCTCTTTACAAATTATATGGGATAGAGTAAAATCAAAAATGATAAATTACAAACCGTTTCTACATTATGAAAAGTCAAGTATGAAAAAAACATTACTTGACTACTTTGGATAAATCGCACATATAGGAGAATACATATGGCATCTTTCGCACAAATGAAGAAGAATAATTCTTTCGATCAACTTAATGCTCAGCTTCAAAAGATGAGCACCAATCAACAGCAGCAGAAGTCGTTCGACGATGATCGTTACTGGAAGCCCGACGTTGATAAGGCTGGTAATGGTTATGCTGTAATCCGCTTTTTGCCTTCAGCACCTCAAGATGGTGAAGACGGTATGCCTTTCGTTCGTATCTGGGATCATGGATTCCAGGGTCCAGGTGGATGGTATATCGAGAACTCTCGCACCACTCTTGGCGAACAGGATCCTGTTTCAGAGTATAACTCAACACTTTGGAACTCTGGTATTGAATCCAACAAGGATATTGTTCGTAAGCAGAAGCGCAGGCTTTCATTTTACTCTAACATTTATGTTGTAAAGGATCCTTCTCACCCTGAGACTGAAGGTAAGGTATTCCTTTACAAGTACGGTAAGCGAATCTTCGATAAGTTGAATGATATTATGAACCCTCAGTTTCCAGATGAGGCGCCAATCAATCCATTCAACTTCTGGGAGGGAGCTAACTTCGCACTAAAGATTCGTAAGGTTGAAGGCTATCGTAACTACGATAAGTCTGAGTTCGAATCTCCGTCTCCGCTACTTAGTGATGATGCGGAAATGGAAGAACTGTGGAAGCAGCAGCATTCGCTCAAGGAACTCATCGATCCTTCTAACTTCAAGAGCTACGACGAGCTTAAAACTAAGCTCTATCGCGTACTTGCACTTGATGGCGGCGCACACGCACCCGCGACGACCGCCGAGGACGATGAGCCAGCGGTGATGGACTTCACTCCTTCATTTAAGGAACGCGAGGCACCTGCCATCGCAGAAGCTCCATCACCGTCTTTCTCTGCAGACGATGACGAAGATATGTCGTTCTTTCAGAAACTTGCTGAGGAAGATTAATATCCATCACAAGATGGCGAAAAGGGCGACTTGTGTCGCCCTTTTTTTTGTTAGAACAGTGCAGCTGGGGTTGCGACTGAACCGTTTTGGTAAGTCGTATAATTGTTATTCGTGATTTGAGTTTGTCTATTGTCGTTTGAATCACCCTGTTTCACAGATGGTGCATTGACATTAACTCCTCCACCAGATCCAGGCGTCTCAAGAGCTCTCTCATCAATGAGATCTAAAGCTCTTTGTTGGAATTCTTGATTTGTTTTCATATAGTCAAGCATCAGTCTAGCCGCGCCAGTTTCTTGACTCTGTTCAACAATCCTATTAATTTCTTCTTGTGATCCTATGGCTTGGCTCTTTATTTCCTGTCCAATCAAGTTATTGAATTTAATCTTTTCGCCGGAATCTAGTCCTATTTTAGCTCGACTACTCCTTCTAGCCTGTTCTTCTAAAAAGGTATTTCGTGAAAGAAAAAGTCTTTTAACTAATTTTTGTTGTTCTGACGCCCCAAGAGCTTGAAACTCAGCATTTTCGGTTAACTTCATTGTTGCAGTATTCATTGCATTTTTAATTTCATCAAAACGTCCTT